AGAACTGAAAATTCTTATACATCAAGAACAACAAGAACTGAACAACAAATCAAAGCAGGTGTTAAGTATTTATTATACTTACCTGATACAAGGAAATTAAGATGGGTGAAACATAATGAAAAATAAAAAAGAAAAACTTATTGACAAAACTGAATTGGATAGCTATAATAAATTTACGTCTGAGTCAGGACATTGGTATACTCAAGAGGGAGAACCAATGTATACTATCATCGGTGCTAACGGGAAGGAAAGGAACACAACTCTTAGAGATGCTAAGAAAGAAAAGCTTGTCCCTTCTGTTACTACTATACTAGGTATGATAGCTAAACCTTCATTAGAAAACTGGAAAATAAATCAAGCACTTAACTCTGCTCTTACTTTAGAGAGACAAGAGGGAGAATCTACTGAGTCTTTTACTTATAGATGTAAGCACGATTCTAAAAAGATAGGCATGGAAGCTGCCAAACAAGGTACTAAAATACACTATCAGATTGAGAAAGGTTTCTTAGGTCTAGGTCAAACAAAACCTTACAAGAAAATAAAAGCTTGGCTTGATGAAAACTATCCCGATGAAGAATGGATTGCAGAAGATTCTTTCTGTGCTGATTCAGGGTATGGTGGTAAGATAGATTTATATTCTAAGTCTGGAATCTTTATTGACTTTAAAACTAAAGATAACTTAGAAGGCAAAGACCCTGCTAAATTAGTATACGATGAACACGGTATGCAGTTGTCTGCTTATGCACAGGGTTGTGGCTTTGATAATCCACAGAGAGTTTCTATCTTTGTTGACAGGAAAGACACAGGTTTAATCTCATGTCATATATGGAATGATGAATCCCATTCAAGACATCTAGGTATGTTTAATAGTATATTAGATTACTGGAAGCTAGTTAAAAACTACGACTCCTCTATTGACAATGCCTAGTAGAGTACCAAGAAAACCTAGACCTAAAAAGACAGGTGTCCCTAAAGGGTATGATAGTATTTGGGAATACGAGATACATCAAACCCTTCTTAAGGACTGGAAACATCATTGGGATAACATAGACTATATAGTTAAGCATAAATATGAGCCTGACTTTGTTAAGATAATAGATAAGAAAACTATTTTAATCGAAGCTAAAGGCAGGTTTTGGGACTATGCAGAGTATAGTAAGTACATACATATACGGAAGGCTTTGCCTAAAGGTTACGAGTTAGTGTTCTTGTTTCAGAAACCTTTTGCACCTATGCCTCAAGCTAAGAAAAGAAAGGATGGAACTAAAAGAACTCACGCTGAGTGGGCAGAGAAAAATAATTTTACATGGTATAACGAAGAGAGTTTACCGAAAGAATGGAGAAGCTGTGAACTATAAATTTAACGAAGATAAAATATTAAACGAAGTAAAGGCATATGTAGGTAACACCTATGACCAACACTATGCTAATGGTAAGTACCAAGCAACAGATATGATAATTGATTCAGGATGTGGTGAAGGTTTCTGTCTTGGTAACATCATGAAGTATGCTATGAGGTTTGGAAAAAAAGATGGAAAGAACAATTTAGACTTGTATAAAATTATACATTATGCTATAATAGCTATTCATGTCAACAACAAGGAACAAGATAATGACTGAAGATAAAACAGGAACTAAGCCTTACTTAGGAATTGAAATAGATTACGACAAAGAAAAAACATTTGACAAATTTAGTTTAGATACACTCAAGGATAGATATTTTTGGGAAGGAGAAACACATGCACAAGAAGCCCTCGCAAGAGCATCAGTCTACGGAGCAACTTACAAAGGGGAGACAGATTTTGAACTGGCTCAAAGACTTTATAACTACAGTTCCTCTAGGTGGTTCATGTTTAGCACTCCTATACTTAGCAACGGGGGAACAAGTCGTGGGCTTCCTATCAGTTGTTTCCTTAATTATGTTCCTGACAGTCGGGGTGGTTTATCTGCTCACTATGACGAGAATATATGGTTGGCAAGTTCAGGTGGAGGCATTGGTGGATATTGGGGCGATATTAGGAGTAACGGTGTTTCTACTACTCATGGCTCTCGTTCTACTGGCTCAATTCCTTTCATGCATGTAGTTGACTCACAGATGTTAGCCTTTAATCAAGGCACAACAAGACGTGGTAGCTATGCGGCTTACATGGATATAAGCCATCCGGAGATTGAAGAGTTTATAAACATGAGAAAAGAGTCAGGTGGAGACATCAACAGAAAGAATCTCAACATTCATAATGGTGTAAACATTACAGATGCTTTCCTTGAAGCAGTAGAAAAGGATGATGATTGGAGATTGATAGACCCTAAAAGTAATGAAGCTATTAAGATAGTAAACGCTAGAGATTTATGGTGGCAAATCATTCATGCTAGAGCAGAGACAGGCGAACCTTACATGGTCAACATCGACACCTGTAATAAATACTTACCTAAAGCACAGAAAGATTTAGGTTTGAAGATAAGACAAAGTAACCTGTGTTCAGAAATTACTTTGCCGACAGACGAAGAACGAACAGCTGTATGTTGTTTATCATCCGTAAACTTAGAACACTTTGATGACTGGTCGAAGGATGATAACTTTATACAAGATTTAATAACAATGCTTGACAATGTTTTACAGCACTACATTGACAACGCAGTAGACACAGAACAACTAGGAGAGTACAGTGCAAATTTTAAAAGGTTTCAGAAATATATTAGAGCAGGTCAAGAAGGATATACTAAGTCTGCGTATTCGGCATATAGAGAGAGAAGCATCGGGCTTGGTGCAATGGGCTTTCATGCATATCTACAAAGCAGGGACATTCCTTTCGAGGGTATTTATGCAAGTGGCTTCAACTACAAAGCATTTCTTTACATCAACACTAGAGCAACTGAAGCAACTAAAGAACTTGCTGTTCAAAGAGGAGAAGCTCCTGACATCCATGGGACAGGTAAGCGAAACGCTAACCTCATGGCTATTGCTCCTAACGCTAGTAGTGGGATTATATGTAGTGGTACTTCCCCTTCTATTGAGCCTTTCAGGGCTAACTGCTATACTCATAAGACTTTATCAGGGAGCTATCAAGTTAAGAACAAGTATCTCGAAAAGCTTTTCAAAACTAAAGGCATTAAAGCTAAGGAGTTAGATGAAGTATGGAAAGATATCTCAGCTAATGAAGGCTCAGTCCAACATTTAGATATACTTACTGATGATGAGAAAGAGATATTTAAAACTGCAAATGAGATAAACCAAATATGGATTGTCGAACATGCACATCAAAGACAGGAGTTTGTGTGTCAAGCACAGTCTGTCAACTTATTCTTTACACTGCCTAAGAGTACAGAGCCACAAGAAGTGCATGATGAATACATGCAGTATGTGAATGATGTACACTGGTATGGTATGAATAAATTAAAATCGTTGTATTACTTTAGAACTAATGCAGCAAGAAACGTAGAAAATGTAAACACAAAAATTCCAAGAATTCGTTTAGACGATTCGGAATGTATCGCCTGTGAAGGGTAAGGAAAAGTTATGAGCTTATTAAAAACTAGAGATTATTATAAACCGTTTGAGTATCCATGGATGTATGAATACTACAAACTTCAAAACCAAATGCATTGGATGCCTGAATCAGTTCCATTGCACACCGATGTAAAAGATTGGCAGGATGTTACACCTGAAGAAAAACATTTACTTACACAGATATTTAGATTGTTTACACAGTCTGATGTGGATGTAGGTGCAGGATATGTTGACAAGTATATGCCTATCTTTAAGAAACCTGAAGCAAGAATGATGATGTCATCCTTTGCTAACATGGAATCTATACACCAAGATGCTTACAGTTTATTGTTAGACACTGTGGGTATGCCTGAAATAGAGTACAAAGCTTTTGCTGAGTACGAAGAAATGTCTGACAAGCACGATTACGTTGGGGAGTTTAAGCCTTTAAAATCTGATAAGAGAACTATAGCTAAAACACTAGCAGTTTATTCAGCCTTCACAGAAGGGTTGCAGTTATTCTCTAGTTTTGCAATCCTCTTAAACTTCCCAAGGTTCGGTAAGATGAAAGGTATGGGACAGATTGTTACCTATTCTATTCGTGATGAGTCTATGCACGTTGAAGCAATGACAAAACTATTCAGAGAATTTATCCAAGAGAACATAGAAATATGGACAGATGATTTTAAAGCAGAGCTTTATCAAATCTGTAGAGACATGGTAGAACTAGAAGACAAGTTCTTAGACTTAGTGTTTGAGATGGGTGACTTACAAGGACTAACTAAGAAAGACATGTATGCTTACAACAGATACATAGCTGATAGACGATTACTTCAACTTGGACTTAAGACTAACTATGACCAAAAAGAAAACCCATTGGGTTGGATTGATGAAGTCATGGGTGTAGAGCATCAGAACTTCTTTGAAGGTAGAGCTACTACATACATGAAAGCAGGTCTACGTGGAAAACAAGATTCAATTACCTTTACAGGAATAGAGAAATGAGTAAAAGAAAAGAAGCTACATTAATAAGCTATAAACTTCTGTATGATAGGTACGGTAAGCTTGTAACAGAAAGAACAACAACAGACATCTCTAGCTTGGAAAAGTTTTTAACTACAGAAGAATTTATTAATTTAAAAACTATTCTAAGAGAAGCGACCACTAAGTTAGATAGCATACATAGTTATATAGAAACTCATTTAAATGCAAGGATAATGAAAGATTTTAAATAGTGTATATTTTTATAGGCTTTTCTTTACCTTTAACATAAATAGATTTAAGAGTTACAGACTTACCTTTGTAGCTCTTAATTGTTTCATATCCTATAACAATATCTTTACCAACCTCTTTAGTAGAACTCTCTAGCCTAGCCGCTAGATTAACAGCATCACCAATCGCAGAGTAATCAAATCTTGTATCACTTCCCATATTACCTATCACTGCCTCTCCTGTATTTATGCCGATGCCTATCTCTATTCCTAGGTTGGCTTCTTCCATATCTCGGTGTATTCGTAACGCTGTTTGGATTGCTTTATTCTCATGGTCTTCAAGGTCTATAGGTGCATTAAAGATAGCCATCATTGCATCTCCTATATATTTATCTA